TACAGATGGCACAGTGCGCACATTCACTGAAACCATTCTCAAGAATGTGATTCAGAAAGTGTGGACGCAAGGCGGCACTCCAAAGATTCTGATGTGCGGTCCTGTGAACAAGCAGCGCGTGTCGGGTTTCTCTGGCATTGCTTCCAGCCGATTCAACATTGATGGCGGTGCAAAGCCTGCGACCTTGGTCGGCGCTGTTGACATCTACGTTTCCGATTTCGGCAACGTGCAGGTCATCGCCAACCGATTCCAGCGTGAGCGTGACGCCTGGGTGATCGATCCTGACTACGCCAAAATGACTGTGCTGCGTCCATACAGCCAGGTTGAATTGGCCAAGACAGGCGATGCCGAAAAGCGTATGCTGATCGTGGAATGGGGTCACAAAGTGTCGGCTGAAAACGCCCACGGCCTCGCAGCCGACCTTGTAACTTCTTGATTTGAAGCCAACGGAAAAGGCCAGGGAAACCTGGCCTTTTTTTTAAGATGATCCACAAAAGAATTTTTGACCAAAACAAAGAACAGGGCATCACACGTTTCTGGCATGAGAATGCCGAGGGCGATGTGACCGTCGAGACAGAACAAGACGTTACAGCGGTAATTGAGGCGAACAAAGCCATCTACAATGCAGTTGACGAGAAAGCCAATTGGACGGGTGAATGGCACTTGGTCGCAAGCATTCCAGAAGCCTTGTTTTACAAGATGAAGGCCGAGGGAAAGATTGATGATCAGGAGTACATGAAACGCTGGTTGAACTCAAGTGAAAATCAATTCTTCAGGACTCGACCAGGAAAAGTATGAACACCATTGCTGTATGCACCCCAGCCCGCGACCAGGTACACACCAACTATTGCTATTGCTTAGTCAACATGGTGGCGTATCACACACTCAGCACAGAGGACGCCATCAGTCTGAAGTTGATGCAGGGCACGATTCTCCAAAACCAAAGGGCAGACCTTTGCTTGGATGCAATGGCCGAGGGTTGCACGCACATCCTGTTTATCGACAGCGACATGACCTTTCCCCAGGACATGGTGCAGCGGCTGCTTAAGCACGACAAAGCCATCGTGGCGGCCAACTGCGCCAGGCGCAGAATGCCCACAGGGCCAACGGCGCAGAACTATGACGAGAACGGCAAGCGCATCCCTGTTTACACCATGCCCGAGTCCACTGGCTTGGAAGAGGTGGGCAGCATTGGCACTGGCATAATGCTGATCAAGCGCGAGGTGTTTGAGGGGATGTCTGAGCCATGGTTTGACATGCCTTGGCAGACCACACGGGGGTACATGGGCGAGGATGTGTTTTTCTGCAAGAAGGCACAGGAACTTGGCCACAAGATTTACATCGACCATGACGTTTCCCACGAAATCGGACACATCGGAACCTTTGAATTTGGGCATCCTCACACCTGGGCGGTGAAAGAGGAAATGGAAAAAGAGGCTAAAAATGGCACTTAGCACTTATGCAGAGTTGAGGACATCCATCGGGGATTGGCTTAACAGGTCTGACCTGTCGGCCACCATCCCTGATTTCATCAGCTTGGCCGAGGCCCAGATTGAGCGCACGCTGCGCACCCGGCAAATGATTGTTCGGGCCAATGCGTCTTTTGATTCTGAGTATGGCGCTGTGCCTGCTGACTTCTTGGAAACCAAGTCGCTGAAGCTGACCAGCACCAACCCACTGACACCCTTGGCATTCTTGTCAATTGATGACATGGACGAGGCGCGGTCGCATTACACGGCCAGTGGTCGGCCACGGTTCTTTAGTGTGGTGGGTGGGCAATTCCGAATCAGCCCAACACCTGATGCAACCTACACAGCCGAACTGATCTACTTTGGAAAGTTGACAAAGTTATCAAACAGCGTGGCCAGCAATTGGCTTTTAGCATCAAGTCCTGACATCTATTTGTATGGGGCATTGCTGCAAGCTGCGCCATACTTGCAAGACGATGCGAGAATTCAAACATGGGCAACTCTGTATGAGCGTGCCTTGAATGACTTGCGTACAGCAGATGATCGTGCATCGACATCTGGTGGTGTGCTGTTGACCCGAGCAAAGACTTTTGGATAAGGGCTGGATATGTCATCTTTTACCGATTACACAGAAAATCTGGTTCTCAACTTTTTGTTGACTACCAACACGGCCACACGCCCAACAGCTTGGTATGTGGGCTTGTTCACGGCTGCGCCATCAGACACTGGTGGTGGCACTGAGGTGTCGGGAAGCGCATACGCCCGAGTTGCCACCGGGACCATGACGGTTTCCGGCACATCTCCGACAACCGCGACCAACGCTGCGGCTATTGAGTTTGCTGCGGCCTCTGGTGGTAATTGGGGCGCCATCGGCTGGGCTGCCATTTTTGACGCATCCACAGGCGGCAATATGCTGGCCTGGGCGGCTTTGAGTACATCACGCACCATCAACGATGGCGATGTGCTGCGCATCCCTGCTGGCGACCTTGACGTTACCCTGACATGACATGGCTGCATATGGTCGTGGCAGTTATGGAGTTGGGCAATACTCTGAACCACGGGTAGGGTACGGCGGCGGCTCCTACGGGGTCGGCAATTATTCCAGAGGCTCCTTTGAGCCTGCTGTCTCGATTTCTGCAACAAGCGCCATGTCAGTTGGCGCAAGTGTTGTCTCCAACGTATCTGTATTGATCGAATCTGCCAGCACCATGTCGGTGTCGGCCACCAGGTTTACGTTTGCAGGTTTGACGGTTTCCAGCCAAAGCGCCATGACGGTGAGGGTCGTTGCGCTGTTTGATGCGGCGGCTGCCATTGCGGCCACCAGCAGCGTGGCAATTTCTGGTCTGCGGTATGCCATTGGCGCATCCACATTTGCGGCGGCATCTAGCGCCAGCGTGAGTGCCACCAGGTTTGCTTTTGCTGCTTTTGCTGCGGTGGACGTAAGCGCCATGACGGTCAATGCGGTTCGAGTGCCGCTGATTCAGATACTGATTGAAGACTTTGGCGCAATGACGGTCAGCACCAGCGTGATCGTCAACCAGGCTGTGCTGATTCAGGCCCAATCTGCAATGACGATCAGCGCCACCCGCAGGCAAAGTGCTGCGGTTGTTTTTACTGGTGTGTCCAGCATGACGGTGGCGGCAAACCTGAAATGGGTTCCAGAGGGTGACACGCCAGAAACCTGGGACACAATTGCCGACACAAACGAATCATGGACACCAGTGTCTGACACGACAGAAACATGGGAAGCGATTGCAAACACCAGTGAAAGCTGGACGCCAATCGCGGATAATTCAGAAACTTGGCAAATTGCCGCATGAGGTGAAAAATGGCTGATACCACGACCACAAACCTATTACTGACCAAACCCGAGGTCGGTGCATCGACTGACACCTGGGGAACCAAGATCAATACTGATCTGGACTCCATTGACGCTTTGTTTGATGCGGGTCCAGTGCTGAAGGTGACAAAGGGCGGTACTGGTGGGGCTACAGCCTCTGCTGCACGGACTGCCCTTGGTGTTGCCATCGGTACTGATGTCCTAGCTTATGACTCAAACCTCCAGAGTTTTGTCACTGCGTTTACGTTGCCCACAGCCGATAGCACAGCAGACTTTGTGCTGAAGACAAACGGTTCTGGCACATTGGGTTTTGCGGCTGCTGCTACAGGCGATGTAACTCTTGCTGGCGCTCAGACCTTTACAGGCACAAAGACCTTTGCTGGCACATCCTCTGCCCAAGCAATCATCCTGAACGATGCAGCAGAAGTCACCACAGTCTCTGCCACAGCAGCTACAGGCACTATTGCTTACGACATCACAACACAGTCGGTGCTGTACTACACCAGCAACGCATCAGCTAACTGGACAGTGAACTTTCGAGGCTCAAGCGGCACATCATTGGACACACTGATGTCCACAGGCCAATCCATGACCGTGGCTTTCTTGGTGACTCAAGGCTCAACTGCTTACTACAACAGTGCTGTGCAGATTGACGGTACAACTTCTGGCGTGACTACGCGCTGGTTGGGCGGCGCTCCGACAGCGGGTAATGCAAGCGGCATTGACAGCTACCGCTATCTCATCATCAAGACAGGCAGTGCAACCTTTACCGTCTTGGCAAGCAACACACAATTCAAGGCTTAATCTATGCCATTACAAGCAACAAGTGGTGCGGCTAGTTACGATGCTTTTGGTGGCGGCGTACCTGTTGTGCCTAACTACATTGAGGATGTGTTCCAGACTTGGCTGTACACAGGCAACGGCTCTACACAGACGATCACTAACGGGATTGATCTGGCGGGTAAGGGTGGGCTTACGTGGCTTAAATCTCGTTCTGCCGCAACAAACAATTTCTTGTTTGACACGACACGGGGCGCGTTAAACGAAATCAACAGCAACACCACAGAAGCTCAAGCATCTCTTGCAAATAGCCTGACAGCGTTTAACTCTAACGGTTTTTCTTTGGGGAGTGCTGCTGGCATTAACGTCAACGCAGCCACCTACGCCTCATGGACATTCCGAGAGCAAAGTAAATTTTTTGATGTGGTGACGTATACGGGGGATGGCGTAAACAACAGGGCAATTGCCCACAGTTTAACGTCTGCTCCCGGCTGTATTATCGTCAAGAGAACAAGTTCTTCTAACGACTGGCGCGTTTACCACCGATCAATGGGTAGCCCTGCTCAGAACTACTTTATGAGCCTGAACGCAACACAGGCTGCTTTCGATACATCGGTTGCAACGATGTGGCCGTCTGCACCAACCAGCACAGCTTTTTTTGTCAGCGATCAATCTGAAGTAAACGCTTCTGGCTCTACTTACGTAGCCTACCTATTCGCCCACAACGCAGGAGGCTTTGGCCTAACTGGTACGGACAATGTGATTTCGTGTGGGTCGTTTACGACCACTGGAGCAGTTGTTAACGTTACTTTGGGTTATGAGCCGCAGTTTTTGTTAGTCAAGAGAACGGATGGGGTAGATGATTGGCGAATCATTGACAACATGAGAGGGTTTTCGGCAGACAAAGATGACCAGATACTTTATCCAAATTCATCTGCCGCCGAAGTAAATTTAAACCCGTACATAGGCCCGACAGCAACCGGATTTTCAACAGCGGCAATCACAACGGGGCGCACCTACATCTACATCGCCATACGCCGTGGCCCGATGAAAGTGCCTACTACGGGGACGAGTGTGTTTGCGCCTGTGATCGGTAACGCTAGTTCATCAGCACCTTTTACAACCTTTAATACATCATTTACAGTGGACGGAACAATATACCAAGCAAGGACTGGAAGCACGGGATACGAAGAATCTCGGCTGCAAGGAAACGGTAGATATTTGCAAACAGCATCTACTGCGGCTGAACTGACTACCGGCGTGGTTGTCTGGGACAGACAGACGGGGGTTGGCTCAACGTCAAGCATAAATCTTAGCGACTATATTGGCTGGATGTATCGCCGCGCTCCCGGCTTCTTTGATGTGGTTTGCTATACGGGGACTGGAAGTGCAAGGACTGTGGCGCACAACTTGGCAGCAGTGCCTGAGTTGATCATTGTGAAGCGTAGAAGTGGCATTGCCGGTTGGCCCATATATTCAGCGCCAACAGGCATAAATAAACTATTGTTTCTGAATCTCACAGACGCAGAACAAGGCGACCCAAGCAACACATATTGGAATAACACATTACCAACTACATCTGTGTTTAGTCTTGGTAGTAATGTTCCCAATGCATCTGCTCAGACATATGTAGCCTACCTCTTTGCAACCTGCCCCGGCGTAAGCAAGGTCGGCAGTTACACAGGCACCGGCACAACACAGGCTATTGCTTGCGGCTTCACTGGCGGTGCAAGGTTTGTTCTCATTAAGCGTACAGACTCAACGGGTGATTGGTACGTGTGGGATTCTGCCCGTGGAATTGTGGCTGGCAATGATCCATACCTCCTGCTCAACAGCACAGCCGCTCAAGTGACGGGTACGGACTACATCGACACATCGGCTACTGGCTTTGAGATCAGCAGCACAGCGCCCGCAGCTATCAATGCCAGCGGTGGAACATTCGTGTTCCTTGCCATAGCGTAAATTTAAGGAGTAACAAATGCAAATTCGAACAAATGACGGTCGAGTAATGTACGAGGTAGAGTTCCGTACACACATCAAAGCCAACGGTGGCCCATCATGGGATACAACAACTCCTGAAGTCCTAGAGGCTTTGGGTGCTGATGTCGTCTTTGAAGGCCCACAAGCCACAGGCGGTACGGTGTATCAATACTCTCAAGCTGACGGTGTTGAGCAGATCGATGGCAAGTGGTACACCAAGCACATCCTTGGTCCTGTCTTTACAGACACAACAGTTGATGGCGTGACAACCACTGCTGCTGAGAATGAGGCTGCTTACAGGGCCGCCAAAGATGCTGAACAGGCTAAGTCTGTACGCACAAGCCGTAGCGAGAAGCTCAAGGACAGCGATTGGACTCAGGTGGCTGATGCCCCTGTGGACAAAGCTGCATGGGCTACATACCGCCAAGCCTTGCGTGATGTCACTGGCCAAGAAGGTTTTCCTTGGACTATCACATGGCCAACACAACCGGAATAAACCATGTCGGAGCAGATCGATGCAACGGAGGCTAGATTGACCACCCATGAACAGGTTTGCGCCCATCGTTATGAAGGCATTCAAAAGTCTTTTGAATCAGGCTCTAAGCGGATGGCAAAGATTGAGTACCTGCTTTATGCGGTGATCGCTGCGGTATTGCTTGGCCCAGGTGTGGCTGCTGAGTTGGTCAAAAAGATATTTGGCTTATGAAAGATTGGGCCGTTAGCTTTATTGCAGCGGCCAGCCTGGTTTGTTTTATTGTTTGGTCCACCAGCATAATCGTGCCATTCGTATGGAGCCTGTAAATGCTTGCAGAAATCGCGGCGGCGAACGCAGCTTTTGCAGTCATCAAGGCTGCGCTGGCTAATGGCAAAGACCTGTCCGATCTTGGCTCTCGCGTCTTTGACTACTTTGACAACAAGGCCAAGATTCAGCAGAAGGTCACCGAAAAAGGCAACCGTTCAGACATTGAAGAATTCTTTGCCCTTGAGAAGCTCAACGCTCAAGAGGTCGAACTGCGCGAACGCATGGTCTACGCAGGTCGCCCTGGCATGTGGGGTGATTGGCAAAAGTTCCAGGCCGCAGCAGCACGCAGGCGCAGGGAAGACAAAGAAGCAGCAGCCAAAGAGGCGCAGAGGCGCAAGCAGCAGCTTGAAGACCTTGCGGAATACATTGCCATCGGTTTGGGCGTAATCGTGCTTGCTGCCCTTTTGATTGGCGGCATCATTTTGTACATGAAGCACCTGAGATGAGCGACGAAAAGCTAAACGCCAACTCAGCCCTCGACAAGGTGCTTGGGTATGTGGACAGCCCATTCAAGCTGTTCGCCATCCTGGTCATGGGCGTGGTCGCCTTTGCCGGGTACTTTCTTTGGCAAAACCAAGAGTTCATGTTTGATGCTTACAAGGAATCCAAGAAGCTGCCGGAGATCAACACGGCCAGGGCAGATGACGCCAGTTCCATGCTGCTGAAAAAGACGGGGGCCACGGTGGTGGCGGTGTTTAAGGTCAACCCGCTGTTTAACAGCCGGGTGCTGTACCGGGCATACACTAAGGATGGCAGGGGCAAGGAAATTGAGGACATTGACGTTGGGCTGTTTTCCCAAAACACCGCCAACAATGCGGATGTGGTCAAGCTGATGACCAATGAGATTCCATGCTCAGAGTACCGCTATGCACAGTCTGAAGTGGGTTTGTGGTACTTGGACAAAGGCGTCACGTTTACTTGCCGGGTAAGTGTTCCACCTGACAGCCATCGCTTTGTTGGCCAGATCACAGTGGGATGGGCAGAGCCTCCGCAAAACCTTGACCAAGTTCGTTTCATGCTGGAGATTGCTTCAGCAATGCTTACCAAGAGAGGTAATTGATGGCACAGTTTGAACCTGCTTTTGAACTCATGATGGCCGACGAGGGCGGCTATGTCCTCCACGAAGTTCCCGGCGACACGGGCGGCATGACCTACGCAGGCATCGCACGCAACAAGAACCCGCAGTGGCCCGGTTGGGCGCTGGTGGACAAGAAAGAGTTTGGCGGCTCTTTGACCCCCATGGTGCGGGAGTTCTACCGTGTCGAGTTCTGGGACAAGATGCGCGGCAACGAGATCAACAACCAGGATGTTGCCAACACGATCTTCAACTTTGGCGTCAACGCTGGCATGGGCATGGCTGTCAAGCTGGCGCAGCTTGTCGTTGGGGCTACCCCTGACGGTGGAGTCGGCGCAAAGACGGTCGAGAAGCTGAACCAGATACCTGACGGCCAGCGGTTCAAGGAGCAGTACGCCTTGGCTAAGATCGCCCGGTATGTGGAGATTTGCAACAAGAACCCCGTGCAGGTCAAGTTCCTCAAGGGCTGGCTGAACCGCACACTGAAAGGTCTGAAATGAGCTTACTTGGCGTGGGATCAATTATTGAGGCGGTCGGCAAGGTTGCCGGGGATTTAATCACCACCGACAAGGAACGGCTGGAGATGGAGGTCGAGCAGCGCAAGCTGGACCTTGAGGAAAAGCGCATCGACCAGGCCACCGACTTGGCCCAGATCGAGGTCAACAAAATCGAGGCGGGAAGTTCCAGCGTGTTTGTTTCTGGCTGGCGGCCTGCCATCGGCTGGATCGGTGTTGCGGCCATGGGCTATCAGTTCTTGGCCTACCCGTTATTTCAGTGGGGCTGGAAGTGGGCGCAGGCCACCAACTGGATTCCAGCAGGCTTGGAGCCACCCCCGGTGCTAGACGCCGACCAGCTTTGGGTCATCTTGTCAGGCATTCTGGGGATTGCTGGCATGAGAAGTTTTGAGAAGACCAAAGGCGTGGCCACCAAGTAAAGCTGGAATAATGCACCCATGGCCAACGTCAAACAGCAATTAGAAACGCCCTTTGTACCAAGTCTGGGTTTCCCCCCGGACGGGTACGAGCGCAGGCACTTTAATGAGAATTACGGTGCGCTCAACAATTTCTTTTTCAAGCTGGTCTTTAGCCTTGGATCGCTGTTCGGCCCAAGGGGTGGCAAGTTCTTGAACAACCCATATGGTGCTTTTCAAGACTCCACAAATCAAACTGCTGCCAGCACCACTGTTGCATATCCTGTCACATTCAACACCACAGACTTCACAAACGGCGTCACCATGGTCAGCGGCAGTCGCATGACGGTGGCAGTTGATGGCCTGTGGAACATCCAGTTTTCCATTCAATTCAAAAACACCACCAACGATGGGCAAGATGTGGATATTTGGTTCCGTAAGAATGGGACCAACGTGCCAGCATCTAACAGCAGATTTCATCCGCCAGCCCGAAAGGGTTCTGGTAATCCAAGTCACATCATTGCCGCCTTAAATTTCTTCATTAACCTTGGGGCTGGCGACTACGTTGAGATAATGTGGCGCACAGAAAACACAGGCGTTTCCATTGAGGCTTTTGGCACAAGCACCAGCCCAACAAGACCAGCCGTACCATCCGCTATTGCGACAATGGCGTTTGTCTCCAATTTACCAACGGTGTGACCATGTACATTCCAATCAAACTGCCACCAGGTGTTTACAAGAACGGCACAACCTACCAGTCTGCTGGCCGCTGGAACAATGCCAACCTTGTACGCTGGTACGAGAACACGCTGCGGCCTATCAACGGGTGGCGCAAGCGGTCTGAAAGCCAGATGACAGGATTGTGCCGAGGCATCATCACATGGCGTGCCAACGGCGGTGATCGCTGGATTTCGGCTGGCACTCACTCCAAGCTGTATGCCATGAACGAGTTGGGCGTTTTGAAAGACATTACCCCCACTGGCTTTTCTACTGGATTTGCAAGTTCCACCACATTGGTGGGCTATGGCACAAACGTCTATGGGGCTTATGCGTATGGCGTGGCGCGACCTGATACGGGTCAACCAACCGCAGCGACCACATGGTCCATGGATACATGGGGCGAGTACCTGGTGGCCTGCTCCAGCTATGACGGCAAACTGTACGAGTGGCAGCTTGGGTTTTCCACACCAACGCTGGCAGCCGCCATTGCCAACGCGCCAACAGGCAACAAGGCTGTGCTGGTCACGCAAGAGCGCATCATCTTTGCTCTGGGCGCTGGTGGCAACCCTCGCAAGGTGCAGTGGTGCGACCAAGAGAACAACACGTTATGGACACCCAACACTGACAACTTGGCGGGTGACTATGACCTGGCCACACCCGGTTCATTGATTGCTGGCAAGCGAGTCAAAGGCGTCAACCTGCTGTTTACAGATGTCGATGTCCACACGGCTCAGTATGTGGGTGCGCCATTCGTTTACGGCTTTGAGAAGGCTGGCTCTGGCTGCGGCTTGATTTCTGCTCAGGCTGTGGCCGCCATTGACACTGCTGCCATTTGGATGAGCAAATCAGGCTTTTGGATTTATGACGGTTACGTCAAGCCGCTGCCCAGTGATGTGTCTGACTACGTGTTTGACAACATTAACATCGCGCAGTTGTCAAAGGTCTATGCGGTCCATGTCAGCAAGTTTGGCGAAATCTGGTGGTACTACCCAAGCAGCGAAAGCAACGAAAACGACAGCTATGTCACGTTTAACTATCGTGAAAACCACTGGAACATTGGCACGTTGTCGCGCACAGCGGGTGTCGATTCTGGCGTGTTCACTTACCCCTTGATGGTGTCCAGTGACGGTTACATCTACGAGCATGAAGTTGGTTTCGCCTATGACGGTGCGGCAGTTTTTGCCGAGTCTGGACCCGTGCAAATTGGCAACGGCGACCAGGTGATGAGCGTGCTGGGGGTAATTCCAGACGAGCAAACGCTGGGTGAGGCTGTGGTGTCATTTACTGCCCGTATGTACCCAACAGGGGCTGAATCCTCATATGGGCCTTATTCGGCATCCAACCCGACCAGCGTGCGCTTTTCGGGCAGGCAGGTCAACATGAAGGTGACAGGCAACACTTTGGCCGATTGGCGAGTTGGCGTGATGCGGCTTGACGCTGTGGCCTCTGGCAAGAGATGAGCGACCTTGAGCATTTGGAGAGACTGCGCCACCATGTGGAGGCCGCATTAGAATACTCTGGAGGCACACACCATTTTGTTGATGTCGTCGAAATGGTCAAGCAGAACAAGTTGCAGGTATGGCCTGCGGTGGATTCTGTGGTGCTAACTGAGATCATTGTCTATCCCAGGCTGAAGAATTTGCATTACTTCTTGGCTGGTGGCGACCTAGATGAACTCTCACGGATGCGACCGATGATCGAATCCTGGGGCAAGTCATTGGGCTGCACCAGGGTGTCATTGGCAGGCCGAAGGGGCTGGGCCAAGACATTTTTAAAAGATGAAGGATACAGTCCACAGTGGACTGTATTGGCAAAGACACTTTAGGGGTAAATCATGGCAATTGCACTTCCAACAGGCTGGACAGGCTACACGCCGCAGCAAAAGATTTCTTGGTTCAACGCCAACAGGATCACGCCTGCTCAGTTGCTGGGTGAAGGTGTGCCAGCGTCTGACATCAACTACATGCTGCAAAACGGCTACAACGCTGGCGGCCAAGCCGCTGGCTCAAGTGTTGGATTGACGCTACCCCAAGGCTGGCAAAACTACACGCCAGACCAGAAAATTTTTTGGTTCAATGCAAACAAAGTCACCAGCACTGATTTATTGAATTTGGGCGTGCCAGCGGGTGACATTGATTGGATGAGAACGCAAGGCTACACCGGAACAGGGCTTACCCCAGCACAAATTGCCAACACGCCAGGTATGGGTGTCGGTGGAATTGGTGTTACTGGAGTAGTGCCCCCTGGTGCAGTCAACACTGGCACAACCACTGGCAGACCCCCTGCAACCTCTTTGCCAGGCTACACGCTGCCAGAAGGCTGGACAGGCTTCACGCCCGAGCAAAAGATTTCTTGGTTTAACGCCAACAATATAGTGCCAAGCCAATTAACTGCTGCTGGTGTTCCAGCAGAGGACGTTAATTGGATGATGAACAACGGCTACACAGCAGGCCGCCGACCATTTGCCAACGCCACACAAGGATTTGAGCAAAATTTTCAGAATTACAGATCAATCCCTATTGGTGCGCAGTACAACCCCAACGTCACTGCCTTTGGTGAATCGCCTTACAGCCAAATTCAGACGCAGACGCGGCCACTTGGCAACCCTTACGCCAACTTTCAATCTGGTCAGGTCATGGGTGGATATGACCCCGGCATTTATGCCCGAGATGTACGAACTGCTGCTGCTGCTGATGCAGCGGCGGCGGCGGCGGCGGCTGCGGCTGCGGCTGCGGCCAATGCATCAGGAACAAATGCTGGTGGTGCTGGTGGCATTGGCAACGATGGTGGGGTTGGTAGCGATGGCAATGCTGTTGGTGAAACTGGCGTATCTGCTACGGGCGAAGCGAATGCTGGTGGCCCTGGAAGTGGCGGTGGCGCAGACAACTATATGGGCGGCCTAATCACCAAGGTTTTTGGCACTGACCCCTCTGGCCCTGATGAGGGGCAAATCAACATTCAGCGTGGCGAATACGTTGTCAAAAAATCATCGGTCAAAAAGTATGGCAAGGGTTTGCTGGACATGATCAATGATGGCAAGATTCCAGCCAAAAAAATGAAATCCCTTTTGGGTTAAGGAGCAGATATGTCAAAAGGCGGCGCACCAGATGTTACGACCAATGCGGTCGATCCAGATATCAAAAGAGCATTTCTTTCAAACTTCCAAAACGCTCAAGGGGTGGCCAGTGCGCTGCCCGTCCAACAGTTTGCTGGCCTTAACCCAACTTATCAGGCGGGTGAAGAGGCTTTGGTCAACACTGGCTTGGCTGGCCCAGGCATCACTGGCACTGACCTTGCAGCCCAAATGGCTGCGTATGGCGGTGTGTACCAGCCAGCCATGCAGACTGCTGGCCAAGCCAACCTCGGCATGACCGGGCCGGGGTCCATTGTTTCTTACATGAACCCATACACCAGCCAAGTGCGCCAAAACGCATTGGCTGACCTGGAGTCCTCGCGCCAGATGGCAATCCAAAACACGGGTGAGCGTGCAATGCAGGCCAAGGCTTTTGGCGGCTCACGCCAAGGTGTGGCCGAGGGCATCACCAACCTGGGCTTTGCCAAGCAGGCTGGCACGCTGGGCACACAACTGAACGAGAACGCATTTAATCAGGCCGTGCAATTGCAGGCTGCTGACTTGGCACGCACACAGCAAGCTGCGGCGGCCAACCAGGCTGCTGGCCTGTCTGGTGCTGAGTTGCGCCTGCGTGGTGCAGGTCAGCTTGGCAGCTTGGCCGCACAGCAGCAGGCTTTGCGCCTTGGCGGTGCGCAGGCTGTTATGGGCGCTGGTGGTGCGCGTCAGGCTATGGACCAGCAGCAGATGGACGCCATCCGCAACATTGGCTTGCAGCGCCTTGGCATTGTGCAGTCTTCATTGGGTGCAACACCAGCCAACCTTGGCGGCACTGTATCCACACCAACTTACAGCAACCCGGCATCTGGTGCATTGGGCGGTGCTTTGGCTGGTGGCCAAATGTTTGGCCCATATGGCGCAGTTGCTGGCGGCATTCTTGGCTTGCTTGGTAGTTAAGGGGGCACTATGGCTGAATTTGACTTCATGAATATGTTTGCTCCTCGGGGCACACCGACAGGGCTTGATGCGCTGTTCAATGATGACCAGCGCCGACTGATGAGCAGAAACGCCAACTTGTCGGCTGCTGCTGCGCTGCTGCAAGCTGGTGGCCCCAGCCGCCAGCGTGTTGGCCTTGGCCAAGCCCTTGGCGCTGCTTTGCAGGCTGGTCAGCAGGGTTACAGCCAAGCCCGTGCTGGATCGCTGCAAGACCTGATGCTGGGTGAGAAGCTGAAGGAGGCCGAGCAGGCCCGTGCATTACAGAAGCAAGTTTCTGGTGCATTGATCACTACACCATCGGTGCTGTCGCCAACGCAGCAGGCTTTGGCCGCACCCGGTCAGCTTGGCCCGACTAATGCGCGTGCAGACATGATGGACTCTATGGCAGAGATGACGCCCAACCAGATTAAAGCCACCCAATACCAAAACGCTGCCGACATCTTGGCGGCTGCTGGCCGTGTGAGTGATGCTGAAAAGTATCAGGCCATGGCCGAGAAGCTGAACCCTCGGGACGAAGTGACAGGCCAGCCTTTTGAGGTCACTGATGCATCTGGCAACCCATTGCTGGTGCAACAGATGAAGTCTGGCAAGCTGCAAACATTGCAGGGCTTTGGCCCTAAGCGTGAAGTGGTGTTGCAGAACTTGGGTGGCCGCACAGTTGCTGTGAACAAGGCTGGCCTCAAGGGCGGTGAGTCATTTGAGATGACCATGACACCTGGCGAGACTGCTTCCAACATCATTGCGCAAGGTAACTTGGCTGTGTCGCAAGGCCAGCTTGGTGTGTCTCAGGGCCAGCTTGGCGTGGCCAGAGGAGGCTTGGCTTTGCGTGGAAGAGAGTTTGACCGTGGTGCTTTTGACCGTGTTGAAACTGCTGATGGCTTGATGTATGTGCCCAAGACCCCAGGCGGCGCGGCCATCCCATTGACTGGCCCCGGTGGTCAACCATTGCGCGGCACAGGCAGCGCCCCAACTGAAGGTCAATCCAACGCTGCTGGCTTTGCCCAGCGTATGGAGTTGGCGCAAAGCATCATTGGTGGCCTGCCTGCCAACTCGCAACCAGGTGCTGGCACGCGCATGGCCGAGGCCGTGCCATTTGTTGGCGGTGCTTTGGCACGTTCAGGCCAAAGCCCAGCCACTCAGCAATACGACCAAGCGGCGCAAGATTGGATTCGTGCCAAGCTGCGCAAAGAATCTGGTGCGGCCATTGGCGCGGATGAGATGAAGCAAGAATATGCAACCTATTTCCCCATGGTCAATGATACGGCAGAGAAAATTGCACAGAAAGCTGAAGCACGGCGCGTGGTCACCATAGGCATGGGCAAGTCTGCCGGCAAAGCATACGAGCCATATGTGCCACCACCCCCACCACCTGCCGCTGTAACATCCAATAAAAAAATGGTTTGGGATGGCACGAAGTTTGTTTTTCAATGAGGCCGTATGAAAAAAATCACCATTGAAGGCATTGGGGAACTTAGCTTCCCTGCCACGGCTACTGATGAGCAGATTGCTGCATTTGTCAACAGCACGCCACCTGCACAGCTTCAGCAAATTGCTGCAAGCCAAGCGCCACAAGCACCCGACACTATGGGCCGCCAAGCAGGCTTGGCTGTGCGCCCAATGGCACAGGCTGCCATGACTGCTGGCGGTATGCTGCCGATGGCTGTGGACCCCTTGGTGAACCTGTTCAACTTGGCCGCTGGAACAAACGTGCCAACCATGACCCAAGCTGTGGGTCAGACCCTCAACCGTGTTGGCTTTCCAGAGCCTCGCACGGCGCAAGAGCGCATTGTTCAAGATGTGTCGCAGGCTGGCTACGGTGTTGGCGGCTTGGCCAACTTGGCGGCGCGTGCAGCGCCAATGGTGACATCGGCAGCAGGTCAGGGCATAGCGCAAATGCTGGCCACCAACCCACGGGCGCAATCGTCAGCCGCATTGGCGGCCACGGCTGCTGGTGGCCTGCTGCGCGAGGGTGAGTTTTCCCAGGGTGCGCAGTTGGCTGGTGCATTGGGTGCAGGTATGCTTGCACCTGGTGGTCCAACCCTGTCCACCACACAGCGTGTTTTGGCCGCGCCTGGTGCTGTGGTCAAGCCATTCACGCAACAGGGCCGCGAGGTCATTGTCGGCAATGTGCTGAATAAACTGGCCACAGACCCAGCGCGTGCCATCACCAATTTGCAAAATGCCGCACCCACAGTGCCGGGTGTGCGCGTCACCACAGCCGCTGGTGCGCGTGACCCCGGCTTGGCCGCTGCCGAAACACCCATCCGGGCCTTGGACCAATCAGGTGCATTCCCATCGGTGCTGTCTTCCAACCAGCAAGCCCTGATGGATTCATTCCGCAGGCTGTCTGGACGCCCCGGCTCCATTGAAAGTGCCGAGGCCAAGCGGTCCAGCATCACAGCGCCAATGCGTGAGTCGGCATTTGCCAACGCGCAGCCCGTGTCGGTCGAGCCAATCGCTGCGGCCATCCAAGGCATCACCAGCAACCCGGCAACGCAGCGCCAAACTGTTGACCAGGCCATGGGCTATGTCTCAAGCCTGTTGGCGCGGCGTGTGGACCCAGAGACAGGAACCATCAACCCGATGGCGCTGTACAGCGTGCGCAAAGACATCACCGATGCCATGGCCGGCAAACTGTCCGGCGACTTGGCCAACCTGCGGCTTGCCCGTGGCCAGTTGGCCGACCTGCTGCCTGTCATCGACTCGACCATCGAATCTGGTGCGCCTGGTTATCAGCGGTACATGCAACAGTTTGCCAAAAACTCTAGCGCCATTGACCAGATGCGCCTGCTGCAAGGCATCGAAAGCAAGGTCACTACAGGCCAGCCCAACCTGATGACGGGTGAGCCAGTGCTGGCCGCATCTGCACTGCGCAGACAGTTGGCCGCTAAGTCTGAAGAGATCGGCGCACAGTTGTCGCCAGCAGCGCAGCGGCGTCTGGACAACATCATCAACGAAATCAACCGTGGCCAGGCCGCGACAGCACCAGGTGTGAAGGCTCCAGGCTCCAACACGTTCCAGAACATGAGCATGGGCAATCTGATTGGCCGTGTGTTCAGCGATTCGCTGGCCGACAACACCACACTGCGCACCATGACGCGGCCATTGGATTTCTTGTACAAGCTGCCAGATCAGCAGATTCAGCAATTGCTGGTGGAGGCCATGCTGGACCCGCAACTGGCAGCCCAGATGATGAGCAAGGCCAGCATCATGAAGGTCGAGCCACTGGCAAAATCACTGCGTAACAAGGCCGAGCAGCTTGGATTTGGTTCGATCATCGGCGCACAGGAGTAAGACATGGCGGGATTGCTTGATGACATCTTGGGGTATATGGAAGACCCACGGCGCACGCAGCAAATGCAAATGCTGGGTGGTTCGATTCGATCTGGTCTTTTGAACATTGAAGAAAAAGACAGAAAATTTAAAGACCTGCAAAGCAAAGCGTTTGCCGATCCAAAGAACCCAGCAAATGTGACAGACAAAGCCGCATTGGCCGAGTTGACAGACATGGTGATGGCTGGGCCAATGGGCCTCGCCCAGGCTGGCATGACCAAGGCAACTGGGAAAAAGATCACAAAAAAAGATGCGACAGTAATGCGCCCAGAGCGTATTGCGTATCCAGACATCTACCAAAATCCACGGGAATTGGTTGCTGGCGCTGCTCAACGAGTCGCGCCAGAAGACCCCATCATGAAGCAATTGTTTGGTGTCACTCGGGATGATCTGTGGCAAATGTCACAACAAGGACAGCGGCAGGGAAACATCACTGAGCGACCATTCAAGGCGGCGGCAGCAGCAAAGGGTGCAGCCCATGCCGGCGAAGTGATGAATCCCCGAAACACCAAAAGACTGCAAAACATCATTGAAGAAGCGCAGCAGTATCCAGACCTCTACAAAGGCATGGGTGCTTGGTACACCATGGACCCACTCTTCAAACGATTTGAGCAAATCTACGGGCCTCAGAGGGCCATTGCTGAGTACAACAAGTTCAACACATTGACTGGCATGGCATCACCAGGCAGCGAGGTGTTAACCGAGTTCAATCGCGGCACTGCCGCCAACTGGCTGGCCAATACCGGCCGATTTGAAGACTTCCAAAAATTTGGAGGCTTGGCCGAATTCCGCAGGGGCAAGGATTTCCCTCAAGACATGAGGGCCGTGATTGGCCACCCGTACCACAGCACAGCGCATAGTGGACCCATGTCCAAATATGTGCAGTCCGGTGAGTTAGACATGGGGTCTGCCAAAGTTCCAAGCTACATCCATGCATCTGGTGTTCCACAAACAGGATTCCAAACGCAGTGGCCAGTTGGTGATGCCCATTGGTCGCGCCTGGTTGGCCTGCCGGATGTGCGTGGCGCAACAACCAAGAAGGGTGTGGCTTCTGTGCCAAACGCAAGCGCCAGCGTGCCAGAAATGACAGCCCTTGGACCATGGTGGAAAAGTGATGTGGCAGCGCCAATGAACCTTGAGGCTGTGCCTGCTCAAGCCATTGTCTGGGGCGCAGGCTCTGGCGCCACTGGTGTGACATCGCCAATCGGCGCACCCAAGCTGGAACTGCTGGCCCAGCAAATCAACAAGGCAGCCAAGCGAATGAACGTGTCGCCACAGACAGCGCGAGACATGATCATTCAAGGCAAAGCACACGCTGGATTTATTGATCCAAAACTGGCTGCGGCAATTGCTGCTGCTTCTGGTGGCGTGATGGGGTTGAATGAGTTCTACGCAGATTGATCTCATCAATTGCCCAGGTCAATGCTTCCACCGCAGTGGGGCATTGACCTGTTTCTGCTTCAATGTTTTGCGCCTGCTCAAGTAGGCGTTTGAGTATTTCAAGTTCCATTTGATTTTCCAAAAAAAGCAGCAACAAGCGGATCGCGTTTAACGACCCGTTCTTTCTGTCTTCGCCTGGCATCCTTGAAAGCCTTGTCTTCAATCGTCAGCTTTTCCCGGTACTCTTGCACCCGCCGGGTGTTTGTGCGCCCTGTCGGCGGGGGGCATGGCGCATCAACGCCAGCCCCAAGCGCATACTGAGGACGCCATCGGTAACTGTCACCAGCCTTGGCCCATGCGGCAATATGCACCAAGCCTTCCCGGTGCATTTTTTCTAATTCCCACTGCACCACGCGCCTGTTGCAGAAAATGATTTCCATCAATTCCCTGTCGCATCTGGCCCGGCCATCGGCCATTATCAAATCTAGTTTGGGCCGCACACGGTCTTTTATTCCAGGCTTTATTTGCGGCTTTAATCCCCCTGGCATTTTTCGTCCTCATCCAGTTTGATTTTCCACAGCGCCATCTCCCGGCGCTTCACACGCTCCAGCATGGCCCGCGCCACATACGCACGGCTGCGCAGGTCTTGCGGGATGGCGTGGCCACTGCCCTCAGGGTCGAGCAAATCATTGAGCAGGTCGATGCCTGCATCCAGTGCGGGTGTGAGGCTCATTTCAAATTCTCCTGAATTCTTTTCCCAATCCACCGTACATTTGGGACGGCCCATGAGTTGCCCAGTGCTTTGTATCTTGGCCCATCTGGTGACTCATCTTTCTTTCGCCAAGGGATGTTGGTGTAGTTGTCTGGGAAGCCTTGAAGGCGCTCACACTCAACAGGTGTTAGGCGGCGAACTTGCATTCCAACAATGTGTGATGCGGCCTTTTTTTCATCGTTGTAATCAAACTCATAACCAGCAGTTAAAGTTTGGGCGGTTTCGGCATAAGTTACTGGCTGCGCCACAGTGTTGTCGTATACACCGCCAGCCGCGCACCTAAGTGCTGCCGTTGTGTCTGATTGAGTTTGGTTGTAAGCATCAAAAGCCATCGGGTTCTTGGCCTCCAATGTCTGGCTAACATTCAAATCAGCATTGATTCCTTGATTGCTTTGAACACTACTGAATGTGATTGGCTGCGCCACAGCCGCGCCAGCCGTACCACCACCTTTGCTGACCTGCAAAGTCGGGCACATCTCGCCGGGGCTTGCGTTGGTTCTATAGTGGCTGAATGCAATCGGCTGCGCTACCCCCTGAGTTGCATGGGTGTCCACCGTGTAAGCTGTGCCATCATCATTCCAGCCACGCCCGTTCTGTGCCTTTTCACGGGGTGTTACGTCTTGCAGGGCTATAGGCTGAAACACTGCTGGCGGTGGACTGTTGGTATCCAAACTGGTTGAGTACTCCTCATAAAACTTGCCAGCCTGATTGCTGGTGGTGTTGTGCATCTTGGTGGTGTAAGCCAACACATTCTCGCCTCCATTGTTCCGGCCTTGGGCAAAAGCAATGTCAGACACACATGGGTCTTGTGTTCCGTGAACAACGTAATTGAATGTATCTGGCGCTTGTATGCCCTGCAAACAGTTTAATGTGTTTGCCACAACAGGGATCAACTGACCAGCATCACCCGGCATACCTCCCTCACCTGGCCTATTTACACGCAATGTTGGTGCGCAGTCTGGAACGAACAAAGGGCATCCAGCGTTCACATGCTGATCTTCCAACCCTTGTTTTGTGCCAAACGTGGTGTCAAGTGTTGATGCAATATCAGCAGGCCACCTTTTTACTGGCGCAAGATATGCCCCGCGCTGGCTGAAAATCTCTTGGTTGCTGGAACCAACCCCACCACTACCCTTAGCCGACTGGTTCAAGGTCGGGTGAGGGTAGTCTCCATCCCAGTGGCTACGGCTTACAACCATTGCCTCAGCCTCTACTCTTTCGTTGCCTGTGCGACTGAAAGGAGGGCCGTTTGTAACGCAGGGGGCAATTGCTTGCCCCGTTTCTCTGCTCGGCGCAGTATCCCGGCGCACGCCGTCGAACTCAAAAAGAACCGCTGCGGGATCGAAGTCTGCTCTAGCACTTGCGACAACGAACACACGCTTGCGTCGTTGGGCCACGCCGAAATATTGGGCATCGAGAACTCGCCACGCGACTGCTCTTTTGGGTCCAAGCACATAACCAGCGTTCGTCCATTTTCCCCCTGTCGGTTCCAAGGGGTTATTTTCCCCCGCGAGCCCAGCAAGGAAGCAACCAAAGGCGTTGTCTTTGGTGGAGAGAACTCCGGGGACGTTTTCCCAGAAGACGATTGAGGCTGGCTCTCCTCGAACAGATCGAACATGGTCAATTGCATTTGCGATACCTACAAATGTGAGTGAAAGATTTCCCCGTGCGTCATCAAGGGAGTTGCGAAGACCAGCCACTGAAAATGCTTGGCAAGGTGTGCCACCACAGAACACATCTGGCGCTTCAACTTCACCAGACAAAATGCGCTCGGGCAACAAGGTCATGTCTCCCAGATTGGGGACATCGGGGTAGTGGTGAGCCAGCACCGCAGAGGGAAACGGCTCAATCTCAGACAGCCATGCGGCTTTCCAGCCAAGTGGATGCCATGCAACGCTGGCGGCCTCAATGCCGGAGCAGACAGAACCAAACCTCATTTCAGAGTCTCCACATCCTTGCGGTACACCCGGCCAAAGTGCATCAGGCTGGGCAACTTGAAGGCATCCATGGCTTTTGGTCGGCCTGCATAGGGCAGCAACTCTTTGCCATCGTATCGGCCAGCCATCTTGTCGATCATGGTGGGTGGGGTCTTAATAGATTGGTCGGCCATTTTTGATGCACTCGATTTGGTATTGAAGATTCTGGACTTTGCGCCAGGCTTGGTCACGGGACTGAAGGTCACTCGGGCAATTGCGCACGGTGTGGGGCAGCAACTCCAAGTTTCTGGCGCTGTCAAGCGCGTGCTGAAGCTGCGCTTCCATGTCGGGCAGGTCGGCGGTGGTCAGGTCTTTGAGGCTCATTTGCGGCATCCCTTTTGGCAGGCTGGTGACATCTTGGACTGGCACACGCCAAGGATTTGGCAGCGTGTCAGTGGTTTGGGTTTGATCCAGATGGTCTTCATGCCTGCCCCTTTGTGTAAAGCGCAATTGGCTTGTATACGCTTGAAGGTTTTTTCCATCGAAAATATTTGTGGCCAACTGCGTTCTCACAAAGGTATGCAACAGGCTCAGAAATTGTTATTGAGATCACGCCATTCTGGCTAGGTATTGGCTGCTCTAGGTACTTGGCATAAACATGATCAGCAACAAGGGCGGCAAAGTGTTCAATGTCGCCATGCAGGGTCAAACCATTGGCCTCGATCAATTCAAAGATTTCATCTCTGTTCATGTTGACCACCCGTAAAACAAGCAAGCGGCCAAGCCGATGCCGATGACAAGGGCAGTGATCAGGTCCAGTGCGGCCTCTGCACGGGCGTGCAGCTTAGCGGCGCGGACTTGGTAGTGCTGGTGATATTTGTGGTGTTTCATGTTGCTCCTTAAATCGTGAAACGGGTTGTGTAGTCATTGCAAACGTCTTAAACGGCGAACCGTGAAACATATTGTGTAGTCATTACATGGACAATGCAACACCTATTTGTTTGTGTTTGGAATTAACAACAATGTTAAGTAAAATGCTGGCATGACATCTGTTCACGACATCCGCACCTTGGCCAAGCAGCACGGCATCAGCATGAAGGCCGTGTGCATCGAAGCCCAAATACAACAGCCCCAAGTCAGCAGGTGGCTGAGTG